GACGAGGACCTTCCCGTCGGCTTGCAGCATGTCGTCGAAGTCGTTCGAGACCCGGCGCAGGCTGGCGCTGAACGTCTGGCCCATCGCCGCGGCGACGCCCTCCGTCAGGTCCGTCATCTGCTTGAGGACGCTGGCGTACTTCTCGGCGTTGGTGGTCCCGACGTCGAAGTCCGTGTTGATGCCGCGGAGCCGTCCGCTGCCGCGCGCCAGGACGTTGATCATCTGCTCGGCGGTCTCGTTGACGTCCGAGCCCATCGCCGCGGAGTAGTTCAGAGCCGCGCGGGTCGCCTGCTCGAGCCCCTCCCCGCTCAGGTGGCCGAGTTGGACGAAGAGGGCCAGCACGCCCTGGATCGCCTGAACGTTGACGGTGGTGACGTCCTCCATCTGCGCGGCGAAGGCCTCGAGATGGGCGCGGGTGGCGGCCGTGTTCTGGCCGATCGAGGCGAGGGCCACTGCGAGCTTGACGTCGGCGTCCTGCTGCTGGGAGGCGGCCTGGATGAGCTTGTAGTAGGACGCCGTCAGCCCGGCGAGAACGGTCCCGACGGCGAGCGCAGCGCCCTTGATGGTGGTGAGGCTGCCGATGAACGAGGCCATCGCCGCGTCGGCGTCGTTGCGGGCCTTGATGATGATGCTGACGCTACGATCGGCCACGGTTCCCCTGTCGCTGCATCTTCCTCATCAGAGCCGCTTCTGCCTGCACGCCCCAGTTGTGCGCCCAGAGGTCGATGCTGAAGGCCTTGAGCTCGTCGCTCTCGCCGATCACCTGGCTGGGACGGACCCCGTACCGCTTGGCGATCGCGTCGAGGGTCTCCATGGCCCGCTGATCGGCGACTAAGGGCGGATCTCCTCGCCCGCCTTCTTCGAGTGCCCGGACAGCTCGAGGATGGCGCCGAACGCCGCCATCTGATCGCCGAGAGGCAGATCGGCCACCACCGGACCGAGGGTGGGGTCGGTCCCGAAGGCTGGTTCGACGCATCCGGCCCTGACGATCGGTTCGATCGCCGCGAGAAGGCCTCGACCCTTCGGGCTGCTGGCGAGCTTCTCGGGCTTCTGATCCTTGACCTCTTCGGCAAGGGTCGACACGTCGACGAGCATCCCGGAGAGCTCCGAGAGCTCCGAGAATCCGAGGCCGCGCACCGTGATGGTGCCCCCGAGGCTGGTCTCGACGCGGCGGCGGCGCGTCGCCAGAATCGACGCCGCCGTGAGATTTCCGTTGCTCTGCTGGTCCATGGTCTCCCTCTCAGGCGATGGCCGACTCGTTGTTGTCGATGATAAGCGTGAGCCGCTGGCCGGATGTCGGCAGGTCCGCCACGAATGGGACGTCGGTCTTCACGACCCCGGGGCCCTTGACGTGGTAGGGATCGCCGTCGAGCCGGCACTTGAGGCAGGTCAGCTGCAGCTTGTAGTTCCCGCTGCCCAGGGTCGCCCCGGTCGCGATGACATCGAGCTGGAAGTAGGTCCCGGCGTCGAACTTCGCGAGGTCCGCCGCGATCGCGTCCATCTTGAGCGTCCCGAACACGCGGCGCCGGTTGTCGCCCCGGATCGGTTCGTCAATGCTCTTGCTGCCCATGATCCGCTTGTCCAGGTCGAGGCCGTTGTCGAGCGTCAGCTCGACGGAGTCCATCTTCCTGGTGACGGTGTCGATCTGGACGATCGTCTGATGCCCGGCGACATAGGTCGCAAGGCCCGGGAGGGTCGGCGACGCTGCTGCGATCACCGCGTAGTCCTTGGCCGCCCCGGCGATCTCGATCTGCGCGTTCTTCGTCGGGTCGAACATGAACTTGAGGGAGTTCACCTTGAAGCCGGTGTAGCGGCGCTGCGGCGTCGAGCCGTTGTCGACGTCGGTGTTGATGTGCAGGGAGAGCCCCTTGCCGGCCTTGAGCGCATCCTGCAGCGTGAATGTCGTCTCCCAGCGCACCGCCGGATCCGGGTTGGTGGTGGCGCCGGACGAGTCGCCGAAGGCGTGCTCGAACAGCCTGAGCAGCCCGACGTAGTTCGCCTCGATCGTGACCGATCCTTCCGCGCCGAACTTCTCGTCGTAGAAGTTGGCCTCCCTGTCGTCGAGCGCGCGCACCACGTTGCGCGGCGTCCGCTTCCGGATGAGGTTCAGGTCCTCGGAGACGATCTCCGCGAACTTGGAAGCCGCGACGGGGGTGCCCCAGGTGGACTCTTCCGCCCATCCGAGGAATGAGTTGCGACCATATCCGCCAGGCATCAGTCACCTCCCGCCGTGGGCTTCCTGCGCGCGCTGCGCTCCTGGCCCTGGGCCTTCCAGTTCTGCGGCTGCTCCTCGAGCAGGCGCGCCGCCAGTTCGTCCGACAGCTCGAGCGATCCGCCCTCGGACACCTCGCCGATGCCCTCGACGAGCACCGTTCCCGTTCCCTGGTAGGTCAAGGTCTTCATCGGCGCCCCTCCATCAGCTGGCCCCGTAGTCGTGCCGGTAAGGAACCTCCACGAAGACGTCGGCCACATGCACCCGCTGCGCGACGGCCGCCTCCGTATTCAACGCGTTGTAGCCGGCGATGCGCGCCCGGTCGCCGTTCCCCTCCCTGCCGCCGGTGGCCAGCCCCCCGAGCGTTGGGTCGTTGTCGATCGCATCCTTCAGCGCCTTGTAGAGCGCGAAGAACGTCCGGGTCGGCTTGTCCGGCCCCTTCACGATCGTGTGGAAGAAGAACCCTGCCTGCGGGCTGATGCTGCGCGTCGGCCCGTCGAGGTTCCGCTCCCCCATGTCGCCCAGGTAGGCCGCCGGAGCGTTCGTCTCCTCCGACCACAGCTTCCCGCTGTCGGTCAGGAGCCCCGTCGACTTGAATCCAGCCGCGACCGCCTTGGCGATCAGCGCGTCCGCGATCTGCTGGAGCTTCGAATCCATCCTCTATTTCCCCAGGGCGACGACGGAGAACGTCTCGGATGGCGTGGATCCGGCGATGTTCCAAGCGGCCCGGACCTGCGTGAAATAGAGCTCGCAGGTCGCGACGTACTTCTGCGAGGTCACGACGGCGGCCTCGTTGACGATGTCGCGCTGCAGGGTCGAGTTCGCGGCGCCCGGCGCCGTCGCCCCGGCCTTGAGGACGCCGTAGCAGGGGATCTCGTACCAGTCCGTCCCATTGTTCGGCGAGCCCTCGAGCCAGATGCGGAACGGATTGACGGTGCCGGATCCGGCCGTGACGTTGACGGCGATGTGCAGGACGCGGTAGGCGCCCGCCTCGACCAGGGAACCCTGCGCGGCGCCGGTCTGGGCCCCGGAGGCCTTCAACGTGAAGCTGTCCCCCGCCAGGGCGGGCACGGCGAACACGGTCAGGAGCAGGCCGAGCGCGGCGGTCATCCTCTTCATGCGGTCCTCCTCATCTCAGGCTCGGCACCACGCCGACCAGGTCGACGACCCGCTCCTCGGTCTGCTGGAGCGCGGGCTCCGCGAACGGGAAGGGGCGGGCGTATCTCGTCCCGAACTCGAGGAACTTGGCGAAGAACGCCCGGCGGCGGAGCGGGCCGATCGTGGCCTGCCACTCCGTGGGCGAGTCGACATCCACGTCGAAGGTGATCGCGGCGCGCACGCGGCGGCTGTGGCTGTCGGCGCGCATCGCCTCGGCGACCAGGCCGGCCGCCTGCTTCAGACGATCGCGCGTCCCGACCTTCATTTCGTGCGCGATCTGCGACATGAAGCCGGACGTGTCATCGAAACCCTCGAGGTCGAGACCGAAGTCCATCAGGCCGCCTCCACGCGCCAGGCCCCCAGGATGTCCTGGCGCATCTCCTGGATCTGGCTCGGGCGCAGGTAGGAGATGGTCCCGTCCATCAGCGACTTCGAGAGCAGGTGGCCGATGTTCCGCATGTTGCAGCGGGTCGCGACGTCCTCGGTTGCCAGGCCTACGACGGCCTCCGGGACCGCCGCGAATCCCGCGACATAGACGGCCTTATAGTTCCGGTGGCCCTTCGCCCAGCACCAGCCGATCCGGTCGAGGCGCCCGCGGCCCGTGTAGCGCGGCTGCGATCGCAGGCCGGCGAGGACGTAGCTGTAGGCCGGCACCAGCGTCAGAACCTCCGTCACGCCGCCGGCGCCATCGTCTTGGTAGACCACCTGGTTGAGCGAAGTCACCGAGACCAGTGGCCCGGCGGCGAGCACCAGGCCCGGCCGCCCCGTGCCGTCCAGGTACTCGGTGTAGGTCTGCTCGATGAAGGTCCGCCCCGCGGTCGCCTGGTATTCGTCTGAGACCTCCGAGATGAGCATATTCAGGTAGGCGTCCAGGTCGTGCGCCTGCCCCGGCAGGATGGCCGGCGGGTTGTCCCCCGTCCCATACCGGAGGTTGAGTCGCAGGCGGACGCGGTCCAGGCTCGTCAGGAGGGTCGCCGACGCAGCGATGCCCTGGGCGGCGAGGATGCTGTAGTCCTCGGTCCGCCCGTCGGCCGTGGGCGCATCCGGGTTGGACAGGCTGAGCGTCCAGGTCCCGGCGCGCGTCGGCGTGAAGGTGGCGACGACCCAGCCCGCGACCGCATGGTCGACGAGCGTGGTCGCGGCCAGCTCGGTCGGCGCCGCCAGCCGGTCAGGGTCGAGCAGCGCCTTGGTGAGCGCCGCCGCCTGACCGGCGACATAGTTGCCGTTGATGTCGCGCACCGGGTGGAGGATCACCAGCGGTACGCCCACCTGTGCGGGATACGGCAAGAGGCTCTCCTGAAGGGGCGACGGCCCCGATCAGCTCTTCGCCTGGTCCTGGTGCTTCTCGCAGTAGTTGGTGCCGGAGACGAGCTTCGTGCTGGCGCAGGGGTTCCCCTGCTTCGTCTCGCCGGCACAATGTTCCACCGCCGGCGCGCGCCGCGCCTCGGGCGTCTCGGCCGCGGGCCTGTCGGCCTTCTCGATCTTGCGATCGCCCGCCGCCTTGTCCTCGGCCGGCGCGTCGAACAGCTCGCCCTCGATCTCGGAGCCGGCCTGGGCCTCCTTGGCGTGTCCGGCCTCGACGAGGCGGCCGCCGGTCGCGTCCGAGCATTTGATGACCTGGCCCGGCCGGAAGCTGAAACGATCCCCGGCCATGGAACTGACGAGCTTCACGATCACGATGGACCTCCTCCCAGGGAAGGCGGGCGGAGCCCGAAGGCCCCGCCCGCCCGGGAAAGGGATTACGCCTGCGCGAGGTACTTGACCGGGTTGGTGCCGGCGTCGATCAGGTTGCCGTCGAACCGCATGAAGGCGACCACGCCGGTCTGGAAGTACTCGGCGTAGCGCTCGCGGAGCACGGTGACGGTCACGTCCATCACCCGGCGGATGATGTACTTGTCGAGCATGCCGAACGCGATCGTCTTCAGCCCCGTTGTCATCGCGCTCGCCATCGCTTGGTTGATGAAGACCGGCTTGTTGAGGATCCGGTCGACGTCGCCGGGAGCGTCACCGGCCGGCATGAAGATCGGCCGGCCGTTGCTGTCGAGCAGCTTCTTGAGGATCGCCAGGATGTTGTCGTGCATCATCCATCCGGCGCTCTTCTGGGAGCGGTAGGCGGGGTCCACCGAGTGCAGCAGGTCCACGATCTCGCCGTAGGTCACCGCGGTCGCCGACGCGGCGGTCTTGCCCAGCGTGGCGGCGGTGATGATGCCCTTCGGCTGGGAGCTGCCGGTCCCCGTGGTGCAGTGGGTGTTCAGGATCCGGCCGAGCCGGATGCCGCAGAGCCTGCCGACCTCCTCGTCGATGTTGAATGCGCTGTCCTGGATCAGCTGGTTCGCGATCAGGACGATGTCCGACGTGTAGAGGTAAGCCTTCAGCGTGACCGAGGCGAACGTCGGGTCCACGTTCGTCGCGGCGGCCGATCCCTCTGTCAGGATGTGGCCCGCGTTCGACGTGTCGTTGACCGTCGGCCAGGGCAGGTCGGCGCCGCCCTGGGTGTCGAGGATCCGGGCCGCCTGGGCGACCCCGGAGTAGTCCTTCAGCGCGATGTCGAGCTCGGGCATGAAGGACTGCGGGATGGTGAATCCGCCCGCGGAGCCGGTCAGACCGAGAGCGCGGGCCCCGGCGTCGCCGCGCGCCCGGTACTTCTGGAAGAACGCGCGGGCCTCCTCGTCCAGCTCGCCCGGCTGCCCTCCCATGAGGAAGGTGCGCAGCGCGGCGCGCAGGGCCTTGGTCCGACTCTTGGTGCGTTCCTCGCCGCCCTCGCCGTCCTCCTCGCTGTCCTCGCGGCCCGCCCGGCGGCTGTCGAGCTCGCCGAGCTCGCGCTGCCGCTCGGCCAGCTTCTCGAGGCGCGCGATGTCCTTCTTCCTGGATTCGAACTCCGCGTCCATGGCGTCCCAGGAGCTGTTCTCCTCGGCGCTCATGACGCGGTTCTCGTCCTTCGCCTTCTTGCAGAGCGCGGACATCTTCTCGAAGAGGGCCTGGTTGGCCTTCCGGAGAGCGATGATTTCGGGATTCATGGGCGTAGTCCTCCAGCGAGCGTCAGAATGTGACGGCCCGCTGGGAACTTCGCCCCAGTGGCGGGTCACGCCCTTCCGCGCTGCTGGCGCCTTGCCGGGCTGCTGCCCGGTAGGTGGCCCGCGGCGACCCGCACAACGCGGTCGGGTGTGGGTTTAGGTTGTCGGCCTGCTATCCGAGCGAGAGCTCCTTCAGCCGAAGCTCCCGCCTCAACATCTCATTCTGTACCACGACCCGGTCGGGTTGTCCATCCCCCTGGCGCGATCGCTCCCGCTCGAGATAGGCCTGGAGGGACCGCTGGGCGACCTCGGTGTTCGTCTGCGGGTAGGCCGGAAAGGTGACGCCGGGGCTGACCTCGACCAGCGTGACCTTCTTCAGGGTGCGCACCTTCTGGCCGTCGGCCTCGGTCCACTCGTCCTCGTCGGTGTAGAACCCGAAGCTCGAGCCGGTGACGTCCTTCCGGCGGAGGCTGACCATCCTGTCCTTGAACCAGGTGGTGTCGGGCGGCGTGTTCTCGAAGGCGAGCCCGGTCGCATCCTCGGTCAGGCTGAGCGTCCCGGCCGACAGCCGGCCGAGCACCAGGTCGCTGTCGTGATTCCACAGGCCCCGAATGTCGTCGCGGCCGATGGTGTCCGCGAAAGCGCCCGGGGCGATCCGCTCGCGCCACCCGCCAAAGTCCTCCGACAGCTGATTGAAGACGGCGATGTGCCCCGAGAGCTTCGGGGCCCCGCCGGCGGGTTCATCCAGCCGCAGCTCCATGGACTTGAAGAAACGCGTCTCGAAGTTCTTCATGCGGGCCTCCCTCTTCAGTCCGCCACGATATCGCACTCGCAGTTGTTGTGCAGTGGCGGGTGTCCGATATTGTCGGACGGCCTCATGGGGGCGCCGGCATCGGGCCCGCCGTCCACCCCTTGGCCGGCGTTGACGAAGTTGTGCTGGATGCCGGCGACCTTCCCATCCATCGCCTGGCAGAAGGGACAGGCGCCGGCGCTCGCGACCCACCGGAGCACGGTGACGCCCGCGATGGCGTAGAGGACCTTCGCCGCGGCGCCCATGAACCGCACCGACTCCGTGTCCGCGATCTTCCCCGCCCTCTTCTGGCCCCACTCATCCAGGCGCTCCTGCACCGCCTCGGCGACGGCATCCTCGCTCTGCGCCTTGAATTGGTCGACCAGGGCCAGGAGCTGCAGCCGGCCCTCCGAGGCCTCGCGCACCCCGAAGGCGCCGATGTAATCCTTGACGAACTTCTCGAACTGCGCCGGCGTCACGGCCTCCGGGTCCGTCCCCAGCTCGGAGGCCATGGCGGCGGCGATGGTCTCGGCGTAGCTGTTGATCACCGGCTGCATCCGCTGGGCCGCCCAGGTCGAGTGTTCCTCGTAGAACCGATCGATCTCGCTCTGGAGGTCCGCGAGGCTGCGGCGGCTGCGCGCGGGCGCGAGCAGGCCCTTGGTCATCTTCTCGACGGCGCTGATCTCCCGGCCGACGATCTGGCGAGCGCGGTCCTCGATCAGCGGGTAGTGGGCCCTCCGGATCCGGCGCCGGAGCGGCAGGCTCCGCAGCGCCGGCCGCGGCTGCCCTCGCCGGCCCGCCTGGCCGCCATACCCGGGCGGCGCCGGGGCCGGCATTGGAGCGCCGCCACCGACCAGGTCCTTCGCATTCGCCATGTTGATCGGCGTCAGGTAGATGTCTCCCTGCTCGCCAATGCCGGGACGGTCCTCGAGCTCCATGATGTCGTTCGCCGAGAACCCGCCCCACTGCCGCATCATCGCGTAGAAGGCCGCGCGCGCCGCGCTGTCGCCGCGGAGCAGCGCGTTCAGGTTGAACCCGATCTCGTACTTTCCCCGCTCCTCGGGGGCGAGCAGCTTGCGATTGAGCTCGTGCTCCCAGCGGACGTAGGTCGGGCGCAGGCAGTAGACGACGAGCTCGATCGATTGCTGCTCAATGTTCGAGAATGTCGCCCGGTCCATCTGCTTCAGGATGTGCGGCGGCAGGTTGAGGATCCGCGCGACCTCCTCGACGGAGAACTTCTTCGATTCCAACCACTGCGCGTCGTCCGGCTTGATGCCGGCGTCGACGTACTTCATCCCCCGCGACAGGAAAGCGACCTTGTGCCAGTTGTCGTCGCGGCCCGAGAGCCAGGTCTCCTCGAGGTTCTTCTTCGTGTCGCCGTCGATCTTCTGCAGCTGCGTCTCGACGACGCCGGGGACCCGGCCGCCATGCCTGAAGAACGTCGAGCCGTAGTCCTGGATCGCGATGCCGGATCCAAGGGCCTCGCGCGCGGCGGCAATGACGGACTTCCCCTTGATGCCATCGAAGCTGAGCCCGGGCACGTGCAGGATTTCGCTCGCGGCCCAGGGCTCCCGACCCCCGCCGTCGAGCGTCACGATGTAGACCAGCTGGCCGTTGACCCGCTTCGGCTCGACGCGCTGGCTGACGAGCGGCCAGAGCTCGCGGATCCTCCCGGCGCCGTCGCGGCGAATGGCGATGTAGGCATTCCCGTGGATCGTGAGCTGCCCCTGCGCCATCTCGCGGACGGTGAACGAGCTCATATCCGGGTTCGGCTCGTCGTGCAGGAGCGGGAACAGCGGATGGTCCACTGCCTTGATGCGGCTCCGGCCCTGGAGCGCATAGACGCACAGAGGGACGGAGGCGATCGACTCCGAGATGAGGCGCACGCCGTTCCAGAAGGCCGTCAGACCGAGGGCGCGGTCCTGGGTGACGCTGATGCCGGACTTCGATACCCCGCCGCCAAGGAGATCGGCCAGCGAAGCCGCGGTGAATGGGACGGCCGGACTCTCGATGGAGCGGGTTGAGATCGTGAAGGCGCGCCTGAATGACAGGCCCATGCTCAGCCTCCCTCGCCGGCATGGCAGGCCGCGCAGCGCATTAGAGTCCCGGGGCGTCGATTCCGCCGCCCTCGTTGCCTCGCGTCCCGAGCACGATGAGACCGACCCCAAGGAGGATGAGCCCGAGGGCCGGATGGAACAGAGCACCGCCGGCCGTGACGGCCAGGACTCCGAGCCCAATGGTTACCTCAGACACCAGGGATCGAGCCGGGGCGACGGCCCCCTTCTCGGACTTCGGCTTCTCGGTCACGCCGCGACGGATACGCCCGAGACCGCCGAGTCCTGCGTGGAGGGTACGTTGTGCGCGTCGTAGAGCACATAGACGGCCGCCAGCGTGGCGTTCTGCGTGGCGCGGCTGACGACGACGCGCAAATAGCGCTTCTTGACGCGGACGTCGATGTAGAACACCTTGTCGTCGTCGGTGTCGTTGACCGTGACGGACGATCCGGTGATGTCCGCGGCGTCCGACATGTCCGAGGCGTCTCCGTGCTGCGCCTTGATCGAAGTGACGGCCCCCGAGACGATCGCTCCGAAGTGCGCGGCGACGAGGACGCCGTCGTAGCCCGAGCAGTCGAGCGTGGTCCCGTTGATGGCGCTCGTGCCCGCCGCCCCCGCGGTCGGGGTGACGGCGGTCATGACCTTGGTTGCCTTGGCCAGCTGGTTCATGGTGGAGGCCCTCCCCAGGAATTGTCCCGGGGGCCCTTCAGCCGCCCAGGACCTCGATTCGCGCATCTTCGACGCGCCCCTCACTCAGGAGCATCCGCGAAAGCGACATCACGAAAGCCACTATACCATCAATGCGCTCGCGTGATTTCTTCTTGCTGAGCTTCCAGTTGTCGTACATGTCCTTGTCGAGCGCCACGTTGTCAGCGTTCCACTCGAGCACCGGGTGGCCGCCGTGCCGGATCTGACCTCGGCGGTACATCACGTCGAGCTCCTTCGCCGCCGGTGACATTGCGCCGCGGCCCTGGGGCATCCGGAGCACCGTGAAACCGTCCTCGGCCTCGAGCTCGGTCACCAGCTTGTGCGCCTGGTAGGGGTCGACGGCGATCTCCTGGATGCTCACGACGGCGCCGAGGTCCTGGATCTTCTTCCGGATCGCTCCATGGTCGACCGCGTCGCCCTCAGTCGCGATGATCGCGCCCTGGTCGCGCCAGGCCTCATAGGGAACCATGTCCCTCCGCGATCGTTGCTCGATGCCCTCCGCCGGGCACCAGAAGAACGGGACGACGTCGACGGCCGGGATCGGATCCCCATATTCGAAGTTGGGGATGGCGCGCGCCTCCTTGACGCTCTCGATCTGCTCCTCGCTCGGGTAGTCGTCGTCGCCGGCGCGGATCGTTGAATCGAAAAGTGCCACCAGCGCCGATAGGTCAGTGGTCGTCGACAGGTCGAGCCCGAGGAAGCATGGGCGCCCCAGGAGTCGGTCGAGCTTCTCCTGCCAGGGGACGGCGCCGGCGCAGCGCCGCCACTTCTTGATGTCAATCCACCGCTCGACCTGCTGAACCCACTGATTCAGATGGAAGCGCCGGAACGTGTTCTGGAACGCGGGCGATCGCTTGGCCTCGGCGAACTCCTCCTCGAGGGCCGTCATCTTCACCGAGACACCGAGGTTCGGGTTCGCCTTTTTCCAGACGGAGCGGTCCTCCCAGTCCTCCTTCTCGCCGACGGCGTAGATGACCGGCAGGAAGGTGTCATCCTTCGCGGTGCCGCGGAGGATGCCGATCGCCTTATCGTGGAGCTCGCCGCAGATCGTCTTCTTGTCGACGCCGGCCGTGGTCAGGACGAACGTCATGGGCTGGCGCCGGGCGACGCGGCCACCGCGCAGCGTGTCCCAGAGCTCCCGGTTCGGCTGCGCGTGCAGCTCGTCGAAGATGATGCCGTGGGGGTTGATGCCGTGCTTCGTCTTCACATCGGCGCTGAGGACCCGGTAGTAGCTCATCGTCGAGGGCACGAAAAGCTCATGGGTGTAGATCTCCGTCCGCGCCTTGAGCTCCGGGCTCTGCTCGCACATGAAGCGGGCCGGCTCGAAGACGATCGACGCCTGGGAGCGGTCAGCCGCCGCGCTGTAGACCATCGCGCCGGGCTCGTTGTCGCAGAGCGTCAGATAGAGACCGACCCCGGCAGCCAGCTCCGACTTCCCGTTCTTCTTCCCGACCTCGATGTAGACGGTGCGGTAGCGTCGCAGCCCGTCCGACTTGCGCTTCCAGCCGAAGGCGGTGCGGAGGATCTTCCTCTGCCACTCCTCCAGGACGAACGGCTCGCCGGCGCGCTCGCCCTTCGTGAAGATGAGGTAGCGCCCGAAGAACGCGCAGATATGCTCCGCGGCCTCGCGGTCGAAAAAGTAGGGGCTGGGCGGGTTAGGAGTCGCGACCCGTCGGGGCCGGGCGCGGCCCGAAGAACCGGGCGCTGTCATCCTTCGAACTCTCCTGCTCTGGAGCATCGAGCGGACGGGCGCGCGCCGCGGGCGTGAAGCCGAACTCGGCCGAGAACTCGCGCAGCTTCTGCATCGCCTGGCGCTTGATGTTGACGGCGGGATGGGGGATCAACGTGCCGTTCCCCGCCACGCTCACCCGGCCGTCCTTCTCCAGCGTCCCCACTGCCCAAATGAAGTCGGACCAGGCCTCGCAGTATGCCGCGAGGGCGGCGCGGTCGAGCCTGGTCAGGAGCCCCAGGCGCATCAGCTGCGGCAGG